GCAACAAGACCAGACAGTGTGCCAGTCATAAACACGGTAAGTGTCGAGAGCAAGTCAATAAATTGTGCGTCATTAGGTGACTGCTCTAACGGCTGGGTAACAAACAACAAGCCGTACACAAAGCCGATAACGGTTATTGCAAATGTCACGGCAATTGTGCAACCAACAAACACGATCATGCGCGCGTGTAGGTGTTCTATTTCTGATTTTTCCTTAATCATTAGTTACCCTTTCGCATTGTGAAATTGTCGAGCATCGTGTCATTGGGCCAGTTTTAGGCGCGTTTTGGCGTGTGGTCTCGCACGCGGTCAGGACAAGTGCAAGCATGACGCTAGCCAACAGTAGGCGCGGCTTCATTAGGTTTAATTAGTGGTGTTGGTGGGTTTTCAGCGTTTTCCCAAAGTGTCAAAATTTCCATTATTTTCAAAGGTTTCTAATTACGCGCTAATTTCCATTAGCAAAATAGTGCTAGTGGTAAGTGACCCTTGCTGTACTTCAACTGTGCCTGAACCACCACCACGAGCAAAATGCACCGTATAACTTGTTGCCGATGTGGTTGCAGGGCTGTCATACAACAGCCCAGTTATGCTGAAATTGTTGTCTGTTGACGCTGTGCCAAATCCCGCAAATTTTGAGAAAGTTAAAACATTTGTTGAACCTCGAAAAAAAGCAAATTCAATTCCTGTGTTAATTGCGGCAACTTTGCAAGAAGTCATTGCTGCAACAACCACAATTTTGCTTGTGTTAAATTGTGGCGTAATTGAAGCGGTAAGACCTGTGGTGGCAAGTGTTGTGGTTGCGTTGGCTACGCCTGTGCTCGTAGTGCCGCTTACAACTTGCAACACTCGGAAACCGCCTCTAATTAAGTTCATATTGGCCGCTGTCAAAATATCGCCAGCCACAAACGTTGTCGGCAAAGCTGTAGGTGTTGCCATGATTATCTCCTTAAAAACTTAATAGGTTATTGTTTAGAGTACCAAAAATTGCATCGTTGAGTGTGAGATACTGGTTGCCGTCTGTGCTTTCAAACGTGTACGAAATAATGTGGCTGCCCGGTGTGATGTTGTGAGACACACCAGAAACAATGAGTGTTTGGGTTTCGGTTGCTGGAGTGCCCACAACAAAGTTTTTAACTACAGAGCAAATACTTGTTAAATCAAGATTAAGCGCAATGTTTTGGTTTGCTGTTGACAGCGCGGTGAGTTGTGTTGATAGGCCTGTAAAGCGCAGTACAGGGTTTTGGTATTTGCCTAGTAGATAGTTGCCTAATCCTGCTACCTCTGTTGTAGTGCTGTTCAACAGGTTTAACAGGTTGTAGTTTTGGGATTGGTACAGGGCAATGCTGGCCGCGTTGCTAGTGGTTTGTGCTGCGCCTGCAGGCGATTGGGTCACAATATAGTTGTAGAGCAGCTCATCGCCGTACTGATTTATAAGCGTCTGGTACGGAAGGCCTGTGCCGTCAGTGTTAAAGGTTGCGCCGGCTACAGGGTTAAGCACACTTAATCTGCCCTTAAATGTCAACGTGCCGGCAGCTGACATAAACAAATAGCCTTGCTCACTGGTATTTACTTGCTGTAAATAGTTGAGGCAATTGGTGTCTTGTGTAATAACAAATGCGCCGCAAGTAGATGAACCTGTGTCTATAGATCGAGCGCCTTGATAGTTAATTTCTGGCAAATCCAATATTGTGTTTATGCGTGCGCCAGTAGATTGTGACGATGGTGTTACAGCATTTAATTCTTGGTTAGCTAGCACAGTAAAATTGTCAGCACAAGACGCATACATCATGTCTTGGTTGGCCATGTCGTAATCTAAATTCCAGTCAGTAATTAAACCTGTGTAGATCGGTATGCCGTTAGCGAGAATTTGCACCGGGCAACGTGGCAACACAAACGGGTAATACGGGCTTGCAGTGTTAGTCGGGTTGAGCACCTCTGTGGCGTTGTAAAACGCAATAGTGGCTGTGCCAGCGTTGAACTGATCTAATTGACGTGACCGTGACCTGTTGATGTTTACTGACTTAACAAGGCTGGTCAAGTCAACCATTGTTACGCCGCCTAGTGTGCCTCGACCAGCGGTATCTAGCACACCGTAAAACGAGTCGTTTAACTGAAATGGTGTACCAAACCCTGTGGTGGATTGAAAACCCACAAGCACTTGCATTACTGGCACGGTCATGCGGCTGCAAACACCTGACCGCTTTGACGTTCTGCTTTTTGAATTGCTGCAATAATGTCTTGACCTATTTGCGCTGGCGTGGAAACTAAACCTGCGTTGACCGTTATGCTCATGCCACCAAAAAAATCACCAATTTGTCCTTGTGTGTCAATTGTTTTTTGACCGCCGCCGCCTTTAAAAATGCTTCCTTTACCTGCACTGCCGCCACCAGCAACACTTGGTAACGGTGCTGCTGGTACTGGCATAGCCGGCATTGTCGTACCTGTTACTGGCATACCTGCACGCTCGCTAACACCAGAGAAACCGCCACCTGTGTTACTACCGCCAATACTGCCCAAACTTATTGTTGGCAACGATGGAATATCGCTAAACGGGTTAATCAGGTTCATGCCTTTAATAATTATGTTTATTGCTTTTATGTACGAGTTTGCAAATACTTCAAAACCACTTATAAGGCCATTAAGCACGCTGTTGACAATTGTGCGGAATGTTTCAAATTTGTTGTACGCGTAAACAATGCCGACTACTAGCGCCGCAACACCTGCTGCAATTGCCGTAAATGGATTAAGCGCCATAGCAAGGTTGACAGCCAAGATCGCTACAGAAATTGCGGTGATTGCACCGGCAACAGCCAAAAATGCGTCAGGATTTTTTTGTGCCCAATCAGCAAACTTTTGCAAAATTGGTAAAACTTTTTCCACGACTGGCAACAAGGCTGCGCCAATTGACTCTTGCGTTTCGTCAAGCGAGTTTTTAAGTATCTTAAATTTGCCTGCTGCCGTGTTTGCTGCGGTTGCAGCTGCACCACCAAACGTTCCGCTTAGTACCTGCATAACCTCATCAAGGCTTGCGCCGTCTTTAATCATGGCTTTTATTTCTGGTGACAAGGCTTGTAGGCCTTTCATGTTGCCACCGTAGGCACGTGCCAATGCTTCGCTAACTTCGCCAAGTGACTTATTAGACCCGATTGCGATGTCCTGTGCAAGAGTTAACGCTTTAGTGGCAGTAGCAATGTCCTTAGTACCTGTAACAAGCACGGCGAGCGCTGGCCGTAGTTCGCTGTCTGCTGTGCCGGTAGCCCTCGACATTGCGCTTATCATGTCCTCGCTGGCTTGCACTTGTGCTTTGGTAGCACTTGTGACATTTTTAAGAGTTAACGCCAATTGTGCTTGTTGCGCTTCGTCTTCTGCTGCTGCTTTTACAGCCAAAGTCAATGCGGCTGTTACCGCGCCTAATGCGGCTGCGGCTGGCACTGCTGCTTTCTTTATAAGAAAGTGTGCCTTTTCTCCTGCGGTTTCAAGTTGCTTAAAGTCCTTAACAGCGCGGTCTAACCCTTTGCCGTCATATTCCGCAATAATTGGTATTGACAGCATTACAACTCTTTTCTAACTACGGCGGCAGTGTCTAAAATCATTTTTTTCATTTCGTTTTCAATGCCACGCCTAGCCTTGTAAACGGCTGGCCCAATTAAACGGGTGCGACCAGCACCAACAAACCCTAGTTGATCGCCAAGTTTGTTTGGGTGTGCTCGACCAGCGGTTTCAAAGATTGCCGTTGCAGGGTCTTTTTGCTCAATAAGGATTACGCCTACCGCGTTGCGCCGGGTGTCAATACGCAATTTCACACCGCTTTTGGCTTTAGCCACACTAAATGGAAACAATTTGCGACCTCGACTAGACCATTTGTATTCCATACCAGACAACGGCACTTGCGTGTACATATCTTGTGCCGCTTTAATAGCTGGGCCTGCAATAGCTGTGGCTTGTGCCTTAAAATCTTTTTGTAGTTGTGGGTCAATCTTTTTGAGTGCGTTAATAGTGTCTTTGACCCCAACAACTTTAATTGTGGTTGATACAGACATAATTTACCTTTGACTACGTTTATTTAATATCGTAATCACTGTAAGCAAGTCGCGTGCGTCAAACTCAATATGCGTTGGCCACCACCCTACTGCCACTAGCAATTCCGCTAGTTGGTATCGGTAAGCGCCAACGCCGTAGGGTTTGGGTTTGTCTCGTCAACGGATGTCAAATCCATGTCTGGGTGCTGTTTAACCCATTCGCGCCAGTTGTCCGGTACTTGATCGCCAGCCAATTTGCACAAGTTGTATGCCCAGCAAGCCAGATCGCTGTAGCCAATACCGCGTCCGTCAGAGACTTTACGGTTTTCTGTTTTTTCCCATTCACACACAACAAACATATTTGTGGTCAATGTGCGTTTGCCTCGACCATCTTGTAGGTCTAATTCCAATTTGACTTTCATGCCTTACCTTTCGTGTCGGGCCGATGTAGGCCGTTGGTTACGCTACTGCAACGCTGTAAACGCCACCAGTAAACACAATGTCAATGGTATCGAGAGCGCCTAAGGCCGCATTGACGATTGGTAATGTCTCCAAGTAGCACCCGGTCAGAGTGGAAAGTGGACAGGTTGCACTGGTCGAAGCGCTTGTTGGTTTGATCGTTACCGTTGTGGATGTGCCCACAAGTGCAGCCAATGTTGCGTAAGTCTCTGTAGCAGCAAAACTGTTGTACATCGTCAAAGTCAATGTGCTGTTCTCAAGGCCAGCAGTGTAAACGCGTGCAGTTTTGCCAAACGATGTGCTTTCTAATGCCTCGATCACGCGAGTTAAGTTGGCGGCGCTGCACTGGTCGGTCAAGTCAACGGCGTTAACTGTGACTACTGGGTTAGATAGGTAAGTGCTGGTAGCCATGTGGGTTAAATCTCCTCGTTAGTGTCTGTACTAGTTTTAGCAGGTTTTTTAGGTTTAGGTGTGGATTGCTCAACAATGAAACCGCCAGACAACAGCGCTGCCACGTTGATGCCCTCTGCAGGTATGTAGGGGTCTCCCACTATGCCAAGTTTTGTTGATGCGATGGTATAGATCATGCTGTTTGTGCCTGCACTTTTACTGTTAAGTCATAGCAAGGGTAAGACGCGCCACCAATGTCAATTGAGCCGGGTCTGCCGTCTAGCACGATTACAGCGGATGCCAGCACTAATGCGACAACTTGTAAAATCTCGCGTAACACTGGCAGACCTGCAGGCCCAGAGCCAACAACTTTAAGTGGGAAATCCATAGTCACGATGTTGCCGTTACCGCCGTAGGTCGTAAAACTTGGCGCTAATAGGAACACGCAGTTGGGCACAAGCCGTGTTGGGTCAGTTACTACCCTTAGCCCACTTACGGCCGTTAGCGTGGCTGCTACATCGTCTATGGCCTCGTTTAAGAGGTCTGTGTACGGTGCAGGCATTAGGCAACCGCTGGTCGGGGGATACCCAACAATTGCTTAACTATCGGCGTTAAAGATTGTTGGGTTGGTGTGCCCATTGTGTCAAACGCTGCAAACGCTGTCTCGATGCTGCCACGTGAACGCCACAGAGCTGCTGCATACATAAGCGTGCCTAGCGTGACATCGTGACCCGGTGACGTGGTAAGGCTGTCAAAATACCCTGACTCTTGCCGGCGGCGATAACAGAAATCGTTGCCAGCGTTCCGTGCTTGTGTAGCAAGCGTGTAATCGTCTGACGGATTGGTAATCGTTACGCCCAAATATGTGATCAGTTCCGCCGTTGTAATCCACGTACAGTTTTGTGTATAAGTAACCGTGCCGGCATAAAACGCTGCGTACTCAACATTGCTACCAGTAGCGGCGTAGATGATCTGGTTAGGCCGTGCTACTTCCTCGTTGTAAAGAAACTCGCCAGTGGTGTTGTCAATCCCTGTGAACTCGTACTGTGGCAACGCCAGCACAGTAAACGTGCCGTTAAACGGCGCGCCAATCGAGCCAATAGTTATGGATTGCCCAACAACAATGTCAGTTGGCTCTAACGTGCTTATGCACGCGTAGTTGCTAATGAGTTGTTTTGTAGCGGTGTTGTATGTGGCCATAGCGGTAAAGTCCGC